TTCACCAACACCCATACCAGTCCCCACAGTAACGCAAACTGCAACACCAACACCAACACCATCTGAAGAAATAACACCTAGCCCATCTCCTTCGCAAACCATAGAACCAACACCTGAACCAAGCCCTACGCCAACAGAAACAGTAACGCCAACCCCAACCCCAGAACCAACACCCACTGAGACCAGTTCACCTATACCAACCCCAACACAAGAACCAACGCCATTACCAACCCAAGAACCAGTAACAGATAACTCAAATGACGAAGAGACTTTTGTTGAGGTAATTCCAGAGACATTACCAACGCCAGAGCCGATACAGATAGAAGTGCTAGAACCAGAGATAGTTGAGCAAATAATAGAACAAGAGACAATTGAAACTCCCATCGAGGAAATACAAACAGTTGAAGAAAATGTTACACCAGTTGAAGAAAATGTGGGATTATTAGATAGTACAGAAATAGTTCTTGCTGTATTCGGGGATGCTGTTGCTCAAACTTTTGAGTTCGCCTCCGAAATTGCAGGGGAAGTGTTTGCTATCGCTGATGAATCAGTTGGGGCTTTTCTAAATATCGGTGACGATATGTCACCCGAGGTTCGTGAAGAAGCACAAAGTGTTGTTGTCAGCGCAATCATTATTACCCAAATAGCCAGTTCAGTATCAATTGGTACTGCAATGCGAAGCACAGGAGTTCGAATCAAATGAAGTTTTTACGCGCCTTTCTAAATGAGACTTACACTTTAGTTGGTTTATTCATTGCTTGGCTTGTCCTTGAAGGAACTGCTAAAGAAATCACAGGATGGACTATTCTTGTCACTACAATTATTTTTATTGCTACGCACGATTTTAGGAACAAAGAAGAATGAGTACAACAGTAAGCCTTGGAGGTTTTCAGGTAGAGATTGTGGGAATCTTGAGTGCGATTATCGTTGTTGTGGTCATTGCTATCAAACTGCTATCAAAACCGATGAGGGCAATTAAAGGCTTTCTGAGTTGGGTCAATAAATTTCGTAGGGATTGGGAAGGTGAACCTGCTGATGATGGCAGGGATGCTGTTCCAAGCGTTATGGCAAGACTCAATGTTCTTGATGGTGAGTTGAGCCGTAACGGAGGAAAAAGTTTGAAGGATGTAGTTGTGCGCCTTGAAACTAAATTAGACAAATTAGGCAAACGCCTTGATGTGATTGAGATTCGTCAAAAAGATATTCAGGATTCTGTAACTAAAAAATAATTAAGGGCTGAGGAAATCTTGGTGGAAGATTCCCCCAGCATATTCACTTCCCCTAGGGAGAATAAGGGGCAGAATGTACTTCACATTGTGACACACCTAGCCCAATGTTGTAATTCCTAAACCCTTGTTGTATATTATTTGTCATGGGAGAACTAATAGATTACGACCTACCTGAAGAAGAGTCCAATCATTCCGATGGTTTTAAGGTCACAGATGATTTCAAAGCAGATTGGGCATTACGCAAATATCGCGCCTACGAAGAGCGCATAAAACTCAACGAGCAGTTGGCTGAGAAAGAACGCAATCGTATCCAAGAGTGGCTAGACAAATCCAATAAACAGATTGCTTTGAAGCAAGAGTTCTTTGAACAGCACTTGATTGCTTATGCGATTGAGGAAAGAAAAAAGGACAGGAAAACTATTTCCTTACCAAATGGTGTGATTTCTACACGCCAAGGAAACGATGCCCCAGTCATTGAAGACAGGGAAAGTCTTTTGAGTTGGGCTAAAGCAAATTCTAAAACCGAAATCATCAAGACTAAGGAAGATGTTGATTTGGTTGAGTTCAAAAAGCATGTGGTAGTGGATGGTGAAAAAGTTATTTGGGCAGACACAGGTGAAATTGTGCAAGGAGTGTCAGTCCGTGATGGCAAACTATCCTTAAAGATAGCAACCGAGTAAGGGAGAAAATAAAATGGCAAGTTTTCAAGATGGGTTGAAAGATTATGTTGATGTGGCAGAACGCATATCAATTTTTAGAGACAAATATCCAACAGGATGTTTACAACCAGCAAACCTGAATCAACCATTAGAAATTTTTAATTTAGATGGTAAAGCCTATGTGATGTACACAGCGTGCGCTTACCGAACACCAGACGACATAAGACCGGGAGTTGGTATTGCTTGGGAATTAGTTCCGGGGGCGACAAGTTTCACTCGTGGTTCTGAGGCGATGAATGCAGAAACAGCAGCGTGGGGAAGAGCCATCGTTGCAGTATTGGCAGCAGATACCAAGCGTGGTGTTGCATCTGCACAGGAAGTTAATAATCGTCAAGACTTCGATGAAGCATTGCAAACATTGACAAGACGAATTGAATTGGCATCTTCTCAAAAAACTTTAGATGATATTAGTGTTGAAATCAAGAAAAGCATTAGCAGTAATCAATTAAGTCCAGTTGCCGTGAAACTTTTACAGGTTTTGTGGAAGAACAGACAAAAAGCAATTGTTACACCTGTTCCACCTTCAGCAGAAGAAGTTTTACCAACTTTTGATGATGCCATAAGTAAGGAAGAGGTTGTTTCCAAAGTTGAAGAAATAAAGGAACAACTCAGGATGTAACTTGAATCATTTCATGAAAGTTGAAATGCTTCTTGACACCTCCAAAATTTTGGATGTTGATTTGCGTTCCAGAATGTCCCAATACGAACACGAGTTCTTCAACAATTCTAAGATAAACAAACTTGAGTTCTTCCGACATGTTGTCAACGACAATCTGACCAATCAAGAAATCGCCTTCCTCAACAACCGATGCGACCTTGAGTTCCTCAAAGATTATCGAACACCCATCGAATATGGGGTCGAAATAGCATTCGGTTGGATTATGGAAGACATTATCTTCTGGGCTATCCAAGACCAAGGAATCGCCATCAGGAGAGACGGCAACGACCAACACAGGGAATACCTAGAGGTTGCCAATATCAGTTCAACAGCCGACTACATCATAAATTTTCCGTGGGGTCAAAAACATTTAGAACTTGTTGTCAGTTGGACAGACTACTGGAATAAAACAGACAAACTAGATTTGCGTGCAACCAAATACCACTCAATGTTCGAAAAAGAAACAATTTGTTTCGGAGTCGAAGCACCAACCAACAAAGCATTCTCCATAAACATAAAACACGAAACCGAATTCGAACAAACACAAAACCCATCATGGGGAAACAAAACCTGTTACACACTACCCAACCTACACAAACACCTAAAACCAATCCAAGAAACAATAAAACAAATAAACCTAATCTAAACTTTCGTTCAGGAGGGCTTGAAAGGACAGAGGTTGGCATTACTCATACCACCTCTAAAGTCTCGCCCAGTATGGGATGATGAGGACTTTCAGTTGGGGTCTTTCGACCAGATTTCGCCAAATGATTAAATCAGTTTTGTAATTCAGTATTAGGAAATCCGTGTTAATACCACCAATAAAATCTCACAGTTTATCGTTTATTTGTCTGTTACGCTTGCTTTAACTTGCAAGGAAATATAACTGCTTCTAACGCAGGTTTACTTGACTGTTAATCAAGCCAGAGTTTTATTGTTAAGCCTCTGTAACTTCGAGTTCAAAAAGTATCACACAATATGTAGGGGGTCAACACTAACCCTTGTTTCAATGCAAGACTTCTATTAAGTTATGGTTTAGAGTAAATTTCCTCACAAAAGTTTATTATTTGGGAGTTCAAATTGTTGTGGCGTGAAATATTTGGTGTACTACATATTGTGGTCGATGAAGTAGCAACATGTCGAGTTCCACTATATGAGAACAATGTTTCACATGATAAAACAAAGTTTATTTATTGCCTGAGTTGCATGGATAAATATTTGGATGCTGGATTACAATTCAAAGCACTATGGGAAAACAAACAGGCGCAAATAACGCAGTCCGATTACGCATCTTTGAACGAGCCTTCTTTGAATGCGAAAATTGTGGAACAAACAACTTCGATTTCGGAGTCTCAGTCCACCATCGTAAACCTCGGGGAATGGGTGGAACAAAGAAAACAGAAATCAACGACCCAAGCAACTTGCTCTTGTTATGTGGCTCAGGAACAACAGGATGCCACGGATGGATTGAATCACACAGAACCGAATCCTACGAAAAAGGTTTATTAGTTAAACAGAACGACAATCCAGAAGAAATCCCAGTGGTTGACAAGTATGAGAATGTTTGGAAGTTCAATAATGATTTCACTAAAGAACGACATGCCTTTCCTAAACCTTAGTACATGACATAACCCCAGTTGGTGTAGGATATTTTAATGTACTCGCTTGAATACCCAAAGCGACCTTGGACAACCAATTTTGAGCGTTCCAAGAATCGTTGGGTTAGAGCAGAGTTGACAAAAGAATGGCGCACAGCGTTTTGTTTGTTAGCAAAGCAAGCAAAGATTCCACGACTGCAAACCATTGAAGTTGATGTAAAAGTTTTTCAAAAGGGAGGTCGTCTGCAAGATGTTGCATCTTGTAACCCAGCCGTCAAAGCAGCAATAGATGGTTTGGTTGATGCAGGAGTCCTTGTAGATGATTCACCAGAGTTTTTGAGAAGCATCAAATTTTTTGCACCACAGCGAGGAAAAGATTCTTTGCTTATTGAGTTCAGGGAGGTAATACATGCTTGACAATTTTTGGATGCTTCTAGCACAAATAATGGTTGCAAGTTTTGTTTTAATGTTTGCAATAAGTTTTCTTTTGATGCCTGTTTTTGTTTTGTTAAACAACTACAAGGAAAAGCGTGAGAAAGCAGAGATGGCAACAATAATTTTAATAAAACAATTAACACAGGAAAACCAAGATAAAGATTTTACTATGGAAGATTTTCTGAAGGCTACTAAGAATAAATGACAACTACAATATCAAGATGGGAGATGAATGCGATGGAAAGAGAAAACAAAGACCTTGAAGAAGTTCAAATGATGACAGTGATGATTAAAGAACATCAGAAACAAATCAAAGAACTTGGCAAAAGAAGAAAACTAACGATTCTTCGTTTGCGTAAAAACAATGTGACTTATCGTGAGATAGCAGAAACTATGGGGGTGACTGAACAGAATGTTTACAAAATTTTAAGAGGTAACACAGTAAGAGAACCACAGTACGATTCAGATGGCAATATTGTCAGACGAGTTGGCAGACGACCAAAGGTGAAAAAAATACCATGAAACACTTACATCAAATAATCATGGGCGAAGTTTATGTTCCACCAGTCAACACAGAAGTTGCTGAAAAGTGGATGAGTTCGTTGGTTGAAAAAATTGGTATGAAGAAACTAATTGAACCTAAAGCAGTTTATGTTGAAAAAGATGGAAACAAGGGAATGACCTGTTGTGTCCTAATCGAAACCTCACATATTGCTTGGCATGTTTGGGATGAACAACATCCGGGCATGTTGCAATTCGACCTTTACACATGTGGTGAGTTGGATTCAGATTTGGTTTATCGTGAAGTTGCAAACTTTTTTGGTTTAGGCTCATACACAATGCGTGTATTTGACAGAGCAAATGGCGACTTAGACAGAATCAAGTAATGAAGAAACCGAGTTCAAAAGGTAGCGACACTAACCGACCTAATGGTAAGGCGTTCAAAAGTAAACCAAGGAAGCAACGCAAAACTGGTAGAACCATTGATGGGTACAAACCAGAGAAGTTGAAGATTCGTGAGTTGAAAAGAACACAACCTCATGTTCCGAATCAAACAACGATTGATGCCATGAATGATGCAGTTGATGGTAAAACTTTCAAAACATTGGATTAAATGGAAGCGAACATTAAAGTTGGGCAAGCAGTTCAAGTAAGACTAAATGACCTAACCCCTTATCCTCAAAACCCGAGGCGTGGTGACATTCAAGCGATAGCCGAATCTTTGTCTTACCATGGTCAGTTCAAACCTATTGTGGTGAACAAAAAGAACAATGTAATTCTGGCAGGAAACCACACATTCAAGGCAGCGAAGAAACTTGGTTGGAAACAAATCTCAGCAGTTTATGTTGATGTTGACCCAGTTGAAGCAAGAAGAATCATGTTGGCTGATAACCGAATCAACGACCTTGCCAGTTACAACGAAGGATTACTGGAAACCATTCTTAAAACCTTTGATGACCTTAACGGAACAGGATTCAACGAAGGTGACATTAAAGCGTTAGAGAGAATCATTAACGATGGGGAAGAACCTAAATCAGACAAACAACCATCCGACAAACTTCAAGATGACCCAGAAGTAAAAATCTCTGCATGGCATTTCACCATCGCACCAATTGCGTATTCTGCTTGGAAAGACCACTTAGCCAATGAAGCCGAACAATCTAAACCTAAAGCAATCAACCTAATCAGACAACGCCTTGGAATCCCTAAACCTCAAATAGTTAAAAAAGAAAACCCAATGAATCCGTCAACCTCAGATAACTTTGTTAAATGCGAAACAGTTCAAATCGCAAACCTCAAACCCTATCCAGTGAACCCTAGAGAGGGTGACATTGGTGCAATCATTGAGTCCTTACAAACCAATGGTCAATATCGCCCCATAGTGGCAAATAAACGCACTGGACACATCCTGACAGGCAATCACACCTTTCAAGGCGCAAAAGCCCTAGGATGGTTCGAAATAGCCGTCTCATGGGTAGATGTAGACGAAGACCAAGAACTCAAAATCGTGCTAGTGGACAACAGAACCTCAGACCTTGCCACCTACGACACAAACGAGTTGAAAAACCATTTAATCAATTCAGCAGGACAATTCAAAGGAACAGGATTCCAACCCGAAGATGCCTCCGAAATACTTTCAGGTGGTCAATCAAAACCCGGTAATCAACCCATCGGTAGAACAACATGCAAAGTTGGGGAATACAAATTCCGTGCATCAACCGAAGAGTTGAACAATTGGGCAAACAAAATCGAAAACTGGCAAAATGTTGCAGAACTTTTAATAATGCCTTTGGAAGCGTGCAACGAATATCAACAAGGGTATAATTAAACATTATGAGCAACGCTGGCAGACCATCAAAAATCAGTAAAGAAATTTGTGATGCAATCGTTGAGAACCTAAGACTCGGAAACTACATCGAGCATGCTTCAGCAGCGTGTGGGATAAACAAATCAACCCTTTACTTGTGGCTTGAAAGAGGTCGCAAGGAGCAAGAAAAAATTGATGCAGGACTTGAAGCAAACCCTGATGAACAAATATTCATGGAATTTTCCAACGCAGTAGAAAAAGCGAAAGCCGAAGCCGTATCACGAAATGTTGCCATCATCCAAAAGTCTGCACATCACGGAACTTGGCAAGCAGCAGCATGGTGGTTGGAAAGAACACAACAACAAGTCTTTGGTCGTAAACAACAACTTGAACACACAGGTGCAGAAGGCGCACCAATCAAACTTGAAGTCTCAACACAGGAGATTGAAGAAAAGGTATCTAAGATACTTAACGCACGAAAAGGTGAATAGTCGTGCAAACACGCATTGTTGACGAGATTCTCAGACTAGAACCTAAAGAACGAGTTTTGTTGCTCGCTGAGTTGAATGACCAAGAACGCTATGTCATTTCGCAAATGTTAGATGCAGAGTTAACAAACAAGTGGGCAAAGTATGAGCATGACCCAGTTGGTTTTGTTATCGATGGTCTTGGTGAATCTTTATGGTCGAAGCAAATTGAAATCTTTGAATCTGTTAGGGATAACAAAAGAACAGTTGTTCCAGCGTGCCACGCTCCGGGCAAATCACATTTGGCTGCTCGTGCTGTTGCTTGGTGGATAAGTGTTCACCCTCCGGGTACGGCTGTTGCAGTGACCACAGCGACAACACATCGTCAAGTTCGAAACATTTTGTGGAAAAACATTAGACAAGTTGCAGCACAGAATGATTTACCCGGTGATGTTTTAACGGTGCAATGGAAAATCAATAACACAGTGGTTGGTTATGGTTTCAGCCCAGCAGCGCATGATGAGACAGCAGTTCAAGGTATCCACGCACCGAATCTTCTTGTGGTCGTTGATGAGGCAGGTGGAATTAGTGACACGATAGGTCGGGCATTGGAATCTTTGATGACAGGTGGTCACACTCGCTTACTGGTTTTGGGAAACCCTCCAACAGATTTAGAGGACACATGGTTTGAAAGAATCTGCAATTCACCTCTTTACAATGTGATTCCCATATCAGCACTTGACACACCAAACTTCACAGGTGAGAAAACTGAGCGTTGCCGTTCATGCCCATCACATGTTGAAACACATGATGTTGCATCGCATCTTGTTGACGAAACTTGGGTTAATGATGTTATTTCAGAATTCGGTGACGATTCACCATTCATTGAGGCAAGAGTGCATGCCCGATTCCCGAGGAGCAGTGTTGGAAAAGTTATTCCTTTCACTTGGGCTGAGATGGCAACACAAAACGATGACCCAATTGAGTCAGACGATATTAAACTTGGGGTTGACATTGCATCAGATGGTGGTGACGAATTCGTTATCGCAAAAGCAGATGGTTTCAAATGCACAATTGTTCACCGTTCATCGGGTAAACAGAACGCAAACGCTGTTGATGTTGCACAAGTAATCCAACAAGAAATCGATAAAGCACAAGAAGAACACGAGAAGCGTGGAAACACAAACAAAGTTCGGGTGAAAGTGGACACCATTGGTGTTGGTTGGGGTGTTGTGTCCTTGTTGCAAAAGTGGGAGCAAGAGGGAAGACATAAAGGAAAAATTGTTCCAATCAATGTTGCCGAACGAGCCAAGGATGAGTCCAAGTTTAGAAACACAAGGGCAGAACTTTGGTGGAATGGTCGAACCCTTATGCAACCTATTGATGGAAGGCAATCAGTTCATTTAGATATTGATAGGCAAACACTTACACAACTTGCAGGTCCAACATTCAAATCGGATTCTTCAGGTCGTATCCAAATTGAATCAAAGGCAGATATGAAACGAAGAGGTGTTCATTCACCTGACAGGGCTGAGGCTGTTTTGTTAGCAATTTATGACCCTAAAAAGTTATCTGATGTCACCCCAGTTGTTCCTGTCAGTTTTGGTCAATCTAACCCTTGGAAGATGTAAAATTGTTGGATGGCAAACAATAATCGTCTCACTCGTGGTGAGGCTTCAGTCGGTAGTCTTATTGTTGACGATTTAATTCGTTTCAACGATGGCACAGAACAAGACACTGCATACCATCAACATAATCTTTCAGCATTCTCAACAGCAACACAAACAAACACAGGTGGTGGCACAGCCCCAGTTGCAATGAGATTCGAAACAATATCTCAAGCCAATGAAATAAACATTGTTAGTAACACAAGAATCACACCAAGCCATTCAAGTGAATACAACATACAATTTTCTGCACAGGTTGATAAAACAGATGGTGGGAAAGACGAAATAGATATTTGGTTTGCTATCAACGGAACAGCCATTCCTTACTCAAATACTCGTTTAACTTTACCTTCAAATGCTGATGACAAAGTTGTTGCTTCATGGAACTTTATTACCCCATTAAAAAACACAGAATATTTAGAAATCTATTGGTATTCAGCCGACACAGCGATGAGGCTTTACGCTGAAGGAGCACAAACAAATCCAACAAGACCGGGTATCCCATCAGTAATTCTCACCGTGTGGGAAATTTAACGATATAATTTAGACAGGTTTCTATGAAAGGACATCATGTCAGCCCAATACCATGTTAGAAAAGGTCAAACAGTTCGTTACGAGAATGCCACAGGTGTTGTCACCTATTTGAGAGTTGCAAGAGTTACAAGCCAATCAGCAATAACACTTGATTCCATGAAAGGTCAAGCAAGTATCTCAGCAGTGCCAAAAAGTGCTACAACAACCCCAGCAATTCCAGTAGGTGTGAAGCCAGCACGATACGCTTGGGTAAATGCCTAGAGTTTACAAGGCTGGGCAAGAGTTAAGAATTTTTCGTGATGACACATATCATCATGCCATAATTCAAAAAGTTAACGATATTGATTCCAACGAAGTTGAAGTTCGTATTGGAAACTTTACAAAAGCAACAATAGTTTTAGCAGTCAATTCCGGAATCAGACCAACCGACACAAGACCTAAACAATGGTTATCAGGTGAAATCCCTGTTGATGATTTTGTTCCACCATTGGATGAACCATTTGAGGCTTTCCCTGACCTTGAGTTGGATGATGCAATCTTTGGTCTCTTAGACGAAGCACTCGTAGCCTAAAGTAAGGTAAGATAAATCCATGGGTATTTTCATTGAAAAATCAAGAGGCGAACGCACAGGTGACGCTTCCACAATTTTGTTTCCAAATTATGTTCAATCCGTTCAAAAACAAGAACTGATTGAGAAAGCCAAACATTTCAAAGAAGGTTCTATGGTTTCATGGAATTCTTCAGGTGGCACAGCAAGAGGAAAAATTGTTCACATCATGCGCGAAGGTGTCCTTGGTGTTCCTGATTCAAAGTTTAAGATTAACGCACAACCAGATGACCCAGCAGTTTTGATTCAAATTTACCGTGATGGTGAAGAAACAGAAACTTTTGTTGGTCATAAGATGTCAACACTTAGTGGTGCATCTTCTATGTCTAAGGAATCACCAACTATGAACACTGTTCATGTTGATTCTGTTATGGGTGGTAAGAAGAAGAAGAAAAAAGCCATGGATGCTAATGGTTTAGAAATTGAAATTGAATTAGAAGAAGACGAAATGGAAGACGAAGAAGAAGAAGATGTAGAAATGGCTATGGGTGGCTACGGCTACAATATGCCAAAGAAAGACAAAAAAACTTCTTACAATATGTAAGGAATAATCATTCCTGAGTTAAACGCAAACATTCCACCTATCGAATGCTATGTTCGTGGAAACTTTCTCCGTGACCAACAAGACTCGCATGACAAATATTTCCCTGTCGTAATCTTCGGTGTTGCCTCAGTTCAAAACCGTTCACCTTTGTTTCATTTCTTGATGGAAGATGGTGGGATTTGGTGGCGTATGCCTATCAACGCATTTTGCACAAAACCTAACACCCCAGAAGTTGATTTACATGATTTGGTGCTTTGGAATTCTTTCAGCCCATTCATTAGTGTGACAAGGTTTGCTAATTTGGCTAACATGAGAATGCAATACAGAAACAGGCACAAAGAAATCGTGAAAGGCAAATATCTGTTTACTTTGGATTGGCATAATGCTGAATCGAATCGTTTGGATGATGGTTATTCTGAATCACCGGGGCAACACAAATGTGGTCATGTGATTGAAAGAGAAGATGGTAATTTTGCGATACAACCAAACAATCGTGTGCTGTTATTTGAACCATCGTTTACTACCAAGGTTGGAACGAAGTTGATTGACAGGCTTGTGAATTCTCGTAAGTGGGATGTTGAGGATGCCGATAAATGGTTGGTTGAAGATTCTGAGCGTTACGACTACGACCTACAAGTGAAAGAGCCTAAGAAAAAATAGTTATGTGTTACCAGTGTGGGGATTGCACAAGTGAATGTCAACCTGATTCTGAACCAGATTTAGACGATTTACTTTGATTCATCCATTCCGTAAAACTTTTCGTGCCACACAGCATCCTCAAATATTTGAGCGCAGTTAGCAGAACAGAAAGCAAATTCCCTTCTGTCGTATTCTTTCAATGAATATGCTCTTACTTTGTTGTATGGTCCTGTTTTTTTGCATTCACTGCATGTTCCTTCTATGAAGCCTGTTTTCATTTTTTCTCCCTTTTGTTTTTTAAGCATCGTGTTTGTCAACACATTTTAGACAAGCAAACACACGAGTTCTGTCACCATTGATGAAACCCATAGGCATTAGTAATCCACTAAAGAATTCCATTTCACGATTACAGAAGTAGCAGGTGTATGTGTTCATGTAACTATCACCTCCTCCTCGTTTCTTCCATTGAAGTAAGCAACAATGTTTTTCTTGCTGATTCGTTTCTCAAGTACAACACCATCTTTTTCAAACCTGTTAGCAAACCATTTGGCTTGGTTCTTATCTAATGTCCAAGACAAACCATTCTCGTTCAGGTTCTTAACACAACCCCTGTACACAACGAGTTCGTTGTCTAATGATTTGAGGGTTTCAAGTTCTTGTTCATCCATCAAGTTTTCTTTGTGGTTTCGTTTTGATTGGAAAAGTTTTCTCCAAGTTTCTAAATCTTGGTAAGAGTTTTCGGTGTCAGTCCAAATGTTTGATAATAGTTTCCAATAGTTTTTGTTGTTCAGGTTTCGTTTGATGTCTACGAATGCTAAAAGTCTGTATGGTCTTTCGTGTAGGAAGATGAATTGGTTAAAGTTTTTTGTGTCTAACGCTTTTTTTATTTGATTGTATTTTTGTTCTAGTTGTTGGTTTGCAATTGTTGTTGATATGAATGGTTGGAATACGAGTGGGTGTTTGATGTATTGACCGATTGGTGTGTCGGTTAAGAATTGTTGGAGTTCAGGATTTAGTTTTGCGTTTTGGTCTTGTTTGATTAGGTCAAGAATTTTGTCTTTTGTGTCAACTATCATTATTTTCTCCACCCATGTTTATCTTCTGGCAATTGTTCCCAAATAACTCTGAATTCTTTTGGAACTTTTTTGATACACTCTTTTCCGATTGGAAAGAATCCCATCCAGCCACCGTCTTGTGCTAATTCAACATCTTCTGGGTGAACTATTGCGCTTCCACCTGCACCAACTTGAACACCGATTGTTAGGTTTGTTTTTCTGCCACAAACGGTGCATGGGTTTTCGCTACCTGATTCGTGAAACTTTTCTGAGAACAGGTTCAAATCTATTTCG